CATTTCGGCTTGATAATAATAGTCTGAGTGCTCATAGTCACCATTAACTATCTTATCGTACAAAGGAGCTTTTTCTGATAAAGTCTGTCTGACTTCGTAGCGTCTCCACCACACAAATTGACTGTACTTTTTTGGAACTAATTTGGATAGTTGTTCTTCTAAAAACTCTCTCGCTAATTTTGTTGCTATCATAACTTTTATTTTAACATGTCGTAATGTCTTGGATAGATGTGTAAGTTAGTTACCATCCAATGCATTTCTCCTACTGGAATTTCTAATTGATAAGCTACCATTTCCATAAGCTTAGCAAATGTGTACTGATCGTTACAGAAACCGTAAACTAAATCGATAGATCTTGCGAATACTGAAAGATGGAGCTTATCGTCTTTTATATAGAAGTTAAGCACGTCGTTACAAGGCGTATCGTACTTGTATCTATCTAATTCGTTGATATCATAATGTACTACGATCGCTCTTCTACTTTCTGGATTGAATCGTAATTCTGTGATTGCTCTTTGCAATTGATCATTTAGTTTCCAAAAATAACCATAGTTAGAGTTTACTTCTGCAGTACCAGGAACCATCATCTGTTTCCATATCTTAGCGCGTTCAGCTATTTCATTAGCATCACGATCGCCTTTAAGGTACCAATTCCATTCGTACTCTGCATAATCAGTATTGAATTTACGTTCTGGCGTAGTAATTACTTTATCGCTAGGATTAACTAGTGTAAACACTTCGTTGAATATTGCTTTAGTACCTGCAAAATCTTCGTCTATTTGCATAATATCTACGAACAATATTTCGAATGCTTGTGTTGCGTTATTATATCTCATGCTTTTCTACTTCTATAAATTTAGATAAAAATTCAATAGGCGATAAATCTCTGTATTCTTCTAAGTATACTACGCGTTTAATACCTGATTGAATAATCAATTTACAACAATTTTTACACGGAGATAAACTTAAGTATAGGGTGCTACCGTCTACGGCGTTACCGCTTTTGGCAGCTTTCAATATGGCATTCATTTCCGCGTGAATAACCTCGTCTTTGGTAACATTATTTTCTTCACAGCAGTTATCCATTCCAGCCGGAGTGCCATTATACCCAAAACTTATTACATTTCCGTCCTTCACCAACACTGCACCTACTTTTGATCTGGTGCAGTGCGATAAAGTGCCGACTTCTTTTGCGATGTTGATAAATGTCTTATCTAACTTCTGTTGTTTTTCCATTATAATCCTGTTGATCCGAATCCACCAGCTCCACGCTCTGTGTTTCTATCTGGTAACTCTTCTAATACGTGTACGTCCATATAACTTACTGGAATCAAAATAAATTGTGTTAGCTTTTGTCCAGGTTTAATTGTCGTATGAGATCTTCCTACATTGATTAGATGCAAATGAATTTCTCCTTCGTAGTCTTCGTCTACTACGCAAGCGCCTACAGATAAATTTTGTTTTGTCGCAACTCCTGATTTGTTAAATGCGATTAGTGCATAACCTGATGGAACGTGCGCTCTGATACCTGAAGGAATTAAAACTGATTCTCCTGAGTGGATAGTAGTTTCTTGAAAATCTTCTGGTACGTAGAAGTCTAAACCAGCTGATAAGTTGGTGCCTCTACTTGGCGTTTTTACGTCTCTTGTCTTTTGAATGTTCATTCTGTACATTGTTTTGATAGTCGTTTAGTGATGCAATATATGCAACTAAATCTAAATAATTGTCTTCTTTGTAATTATAAGATGCTCTTGATAACTTTAGGGCCATCATACAATTGTACATATCAACTGTAGTGATCTCCTTTTTTGATAATAGAGACGCAATCTTGGCTGCTTCTTGCATGCCTTCTTGAAAAGGGCCATACATACGCTCCTTTTCTTCGTTTCTTTCGAATACGATTTCGTTTGCTTTAAGTAGTATATTCATGAAGTAAATATAAGAAATAAAGGGCTAATAATAAAGCTAATCTTTGTAGTGCTTTTCAAAATCTTTAAAGTCTCCCCACTCGCGACTTGAATCGATGTCACTAGGTTTTATTGTGGGTTTAGGCATATTTCCTGCTACATTCCAAAACCAATCCCCTTGCTGCCCATGTTGCTTTAGGAGTTCCCAACCTTTCGCATCGTATGTTTGTATAGAATCGAAAGGGGTCTGTATCCTTGAAGGTTTTAAGAACGCTCTGTCGTGAGAGTAGAATTTAGCTCTACCAAGTTCTCCAGCTTGAATGTTTCTTGCCACGGCCACAGCATTAAATTTAGTTTTTGGTAGTGCGATCTGTAAAGTGCGAGATAAAACTCCGGTAGAGAATACACTCCACATCGTTTCAATATCGGTGTCTTTAAAATTATCGTGAAATATTCTAACTCCACCAGCAACCACCATTTCGTGCTTTAATCCAAAGGGTAAATACTTTGCTCCAGTTTTTTGTGCGAATTGTTTTGCCCAGATATTTGCAGTTGGCATAGCTGGTATTCTTGTAAACATTGGAATTCCTCCGTTTTCTATTGCGGTTAATTGGTGCTCTGATGCCTCTTTAGAAGCTGGCATAACTAGATACAATTTTTTATTGTACTTCTTTGCTAAATGACATAACGAATATGGTGCATAACCTGTTCTTGGTGCAACATAAACCATCGCATCTTCTTTTACTTGAGATATGAAGAAGTCTGCCATTTTAGCTTTAGTTCCGAATTGGAATTCTCCATCATCGACAACTTTAAAGCCTTCTACGTCTTTTACTTTAAATGTAAAATCGTGTTTGTAATCTTTAGTCATGTCAAGATAGTAGTTTAAGTCTCTACCATCTGACATGTCCAAATTAGATTCATCTGTTGCTTTGTTTAAAAACATTAATTAGTATTTTTTAGTTTTTTGAAGTTCCTTACTTAAGTTACTAATAGGAATAGGTGTTCCTACTGGGTAAGGGAATCCTTCTTTAGCTGCTGTAACAGATGTCATTCCTGATTCAACTGGAACGGCTTTACGTAATGGAACTGCTGCTTCGTTAAGTGGACCGTATACTTTTGCTAATACAATACCATCAGATGTTGTATCGAAGATAACTCCTGGCATTGCGAACATATTACTTTCGCTTGTACTTGGAGAATCAAGATTAATAACAAACGCACGATTTACTGGTGGTAATAATTTCCACTCTTTAGACGCAGGATCAAATTGAGGTACAGTTGTTGTTGAATCGTAGTACCAAAAGAAAGACCATACAGTTTTATCTGTTCCATCAGGAGTTTGTGGATTTTGACCTACATTAAACTTTCCGTAAGTTCCGCTAAAACCGTGCATTGCTAAATTAGAAATAGAAGGACCTGTTAATACTGGACATACAGCACAACCTTCGTCAAATTCTACTCCTTGAACAATAATCTTTTTTCCAGTTGGAACTGCTGATGATGCACCGCAAAATGCAAAAGCTCCTTGATGAACCTGTACTATTTCGTCTAATTTAACTTCTTGTTCAACTTCAGTTGTTTTACAACTAACTAGTGTTGCTAATAGAGCAACTGCTATGAATGCTATTTTTTTCATATTTTTCGTTTTTAATAATTATTTTAAAATCTCTGTAAGGTAAGGATAGTGCTTAGGTTTCAAATGCACAGATTGTTTCATTTCTAAAATTTCTAACATCTTAGTACCATCTTCGTCTACCCATTCATTTGGCCATCGAATTACTTCTAATCCTGAATTGTTAATAATTTCATTGGCGATTTCTCTTAATTGCATTCTTTCTAATCTTGTACCAAAGAATGGTTGTTTTTTGTATAAACCAGTTCCAGGAATTTTTCTTGATTCATGTTCTACTGGTAACAATTCAACTAATGTGGCTTTCTTTAATTGTTTTGCAAAATCAACATAACGATTAAATAGATCTGCTGTTGCTTGTTGTGGATTTTCTTGTCTCATTAAATGGAAACGCAAATCAATATTACCGAAGTATAAAGTAACTTCATCGAATCTACTGCTGATCTCTTCTACTGTTTCTCTTTTTAAGAATCCAT